ATGATTACAAAAGAAATTGATGGTACTGTAACAGCTCCTAGCAGAAAAGACTTCTCTATGGATATTATCAAATCTGATGCATTTACTTACGTTAAGAATCTTTTAAATAAAGATATCTTGACTGGTAGTTTAGCTCCTTTTGCATATGAGGTATCTGCAATCATTACTGGTGATACAAATGTTGATAAGAAAACTGATGACGATTCATTTGTTGGTGATTTAGCATTCATTGGTCAAGATCTAGATCCTATCGAAATTCCTGGTAAGTTAAAACTAGGTACTACTTATAAGGAATGGACAATTAATCTTAATATCGCTGTAAATAATGAATACAAGGATCTTTCTTACTATATGCAAAAGACTCTTAGAGATACTTTAGCTACAGAAACTGTATTAAATAATACTATTAAATCAGATCTTGGATCTATTGATAAAGCTCATAATATCGAAGGAATGTTTAAAGGCTGTAAGAGCCTAGCTAATATACCTGGATCAGATATTATTCATATAGATACTTCTAAAGCTAAATCTGCTCTAGATTTGTATGCTGGTTGTAGCTCTGTTGGTACTATCGATGCTAGCTGGGTAGATACTACTAATATTACTACAGCAGAAGAAGCATTCAACGGTTGTTCTAATGCTATCTCTATTGATATCTCTAGCTGGGATACGTCTAAGTTTAAAAACATGGCGTACATGTTTGAAGGTTGTACGAAATTAGTCAATATTGAAGGTATATTAGATATGAGCTCGTGCAAATCTTATAGAAACATGTTTAGTGGATGTGATAACTTAGTTGGATTAAAAGTAATCAACCCACCAGATGATTTTGAAGAAAAGACTGGTATTAGACATGATCAATATACAGTAGTTTCCAAAACATCTATTGATAAAGACTTTAGATTATCTATTATGATCAATAATGATTATAAAGACTTTACAGGATACTTTGCTACAAAAGATCCAGATGGAACTATGAATACTATTCCTAATAATATCTTAACAGAGTTAAGAGGTTCTAAAGCATCTAATGTGTCTAGAATGTTTGAAACTTGCACCTTAACAGCAATTCCTAATCTTAGAATCGATACTTCTAAGGTAGAAGATTTCTCTAATATGTTTAACTGGAGTACTAGTATAACAACAATTGATACTACATGGATTGATACATCTTCTGCTACTAATATGAATGGTATGTTTGCTGGTACTGGTATCAGAACAATAGATATTTCTAGATTTGATACTTCTAAAGTTAAAGACTTCGGATACATGTTCAATAGATGCGATTATCTAGATACAATTACTGGTATTATTGATATGAGTAGTTGTACTAATTGCGAAGGCATGTTTGCAGATTCTACTAAACTTAGAAATGTAAAAATCTTTAATCCACCTCTAGACTTTGCAGAAAAATGTGGATTATCTAATGACCAATATGTAATAGTAAAATCTAAATAAAGTATGGAGGAATATTAACGTGGTTAATGATAAATACAAAATCCAGGAAGAGGTTATCTCTAATTCTGAAGAATTGGTATCTTTAGTAGAGGGTCATCCTAATGGATTAAAAACAGAAGTTATTATTAGAGATCATGATACTGGGTTAGAACTATTCCGTGGTAGTAATAAAACTCTCATCTCTGGATCTGAATTTATTGCAATGCGGATGTTTGATCTTCATGATAAATCTTTTGTAACTCCTACATATAACAACCGTTTACAATTAGAAAATACAATCAATAATCCTAATCAAGAAGAGATCTTGAATAACTACTTTGTTCATCTATTCTGTTTAGGTACTTCTGGTTGTAACCGTGAATCTGCTTTAAAATATGAAGTAG